CCATTCGCAGCATCTGTGATTGTAATCTCTCCTGAATTTGAGCCTGCATTGGTATTTAAAGTTAAATCGTATGCACCACTCGAAGTAAGAACTCCTGCTGCTGCGCCGCTTCCTACTGTTACGCCTGTTGAAACAATATCACCTAAATCTCCCATTACATCTGAAATCGTAGATCCATCTGAATATATTAAAGTTTTAGCACCTTGTTTAAGTGCAACTCCATTAGCAGCATGACCTGTATTTGCAAAAGTTAAAGTATATGAACCTGATGTATTATTAAATACTGTATATTTTGTTTCAACAGCATCTGTAAAAACATGAATATTTGCTGTTAAAGCACCTGTAAATTCTAATATTGCATTATGAACTTGATCATCAGTAGCAGAATCATCAGTGTTAGTTGTAGAATTAGCTGATGATAAAGTAACATTAGCATTTCCAGCAATGTTTGCTGCTTGATATCCTTTTACTGAACAATCAACTCTATTAAAAACATAATTTACTAAATTACCCCAATTTCCTGAGTTTTCTCCTGAAGTTTGACGTTCTAATTTTAATCGAGATGTATAAGTTGAAGCCATAATTATTTATACCTTATAAATTTATTTTTGTAAATAATATATATTTGTATTAATTTGTACACTAAATAGTAGTCCAAGTATAGGTATTTCCATCAGTAATATCATCCCAAAATCTTAAATCTACAGGAGTAACATTAGCTTGTATTCCAGTAATTCCTAAGAAATTATTAGAATCAGGAATTATAGTAGCTAAAGAAATAGTCATACTTTGACCAGTTATACTTAAAATTTGTTCTCCTGTAAATATAAAGGATCCAGCATTAGCATTAGCATTAATTCCAGTAATAGAAATAAAGTTTTCAGTATCAGTTGTAATAGTACCTAAATAAGAAGTTAATTCTTCACCTGTTATATCAATAATATTAGCTGTTCCAGTAACAATTGTACCTAAATTTGCTTCTAAATCAAAACCTGGTGTTACAATAGTTACAGTCCCATGTGCTGCAATAGAATAAGTTCCTATATTTGCATTTGCTAAAAATCCAGTAATTGGATTTATAGTATCAGCAGTAATTATACTTGATCCTAAATTTGCATTAGCATTAATTCCAGTTATAGAAGTATTTGCAGAAGCTTGTGCAATAGAAAAATTTAAAGCTGTATTGGCTTGTTGACCAGTTGTAGCAAAGACAGTACCATTTCCTGTAAATACTAATCCAATATTAGTATTCCATGCACCTTCACTCCAATCTTCTCTACCCCAACCATATCCAAAATTAACAGATGATTGAATTTGTTGACCAGTTATTGCAGCTGCTGCATCAGGAGATGTATTCCATGCACCTACATTATAACCTAGTCTTCCATATCCTACACTTACACTCATAAGGAGTTTCTCCTTATGCTATTCTAATTAAACCAGCAGATGAGTTTGCAGTTGGAAACTGTAATTCAAAAGTTCCGTTTGTAGAAGTTTTAACTCCTCCAAAATCTAAAACCGCAATTGCAGAGTTACTGTTATTACTATTATATAATAGTGCAGCTTGAGCAGAAATTGTTGCATTTGCAAATGTAACATTATCAGCATCAAAAATTGCAGTAGTTCCATCTGTAGTGATTGCTACATTAGTTAATGCATTTCCACCTGTAGTATAATTAGTTCCAGAATTGGAAATTTCATTCGCAATCGCATACACAGTTGTGTTTGCTGCTAAAGATGCAGTGTTATCATACAAAGCACATTTCAAAGTAAGTGCTGCAAGGTTTCCACCAGGCGACATTAAGTCTTGTTTGAATACAGTAGCTATCGCTTGTGTTATTGCCATATTTATTGTCCTCCAGTTAATGTGTTTGTACCAAGAGGGCTACCAGGAAACTTATAATCTGTTCTTCTTCTTCTACGAGCTTCATTATTTATGGTAGCTACTTGTTCTTTATACAAATTTTTGTATATAGTATAGTCTTCCATGTTCTTTGTAAAGAGATTTGCTTCAGCTAAACAAGCATAAGTTAATGTACTTGGTATATTCTCAGTATACCAATTTGTAGTATTAGTATTAGATAAAGGATTAATTTTGCCTTGATATCCTAATTTAACTGTATATGCTTGATCTGGAGTAGGAGCTAAATAAACTCGATCATCATCAAAATTAGAAAAATATTTAGGTTGGCCTTGAATTGATATATCAGGCCAATATTCTTGACAATATGCTAAAGTTTTCATTTCTAAATAACTTACATTAGAACCTACAGTTATTGATAAATAATTAAATAACATAGGTTCAATAGCAGTAGGAAGATTTACCATTCTATCTCCAGCTATTGTAGTTGTAGTTACATTTTCATTAAATCCAATAGGGTCTATATCTCTTGATAAACTTTCAAAAGCATTTTGAATAAAATTTTCTACTTGTGCAGTAAAATCAGTTCCTGTATTTTCAGCCCAAACTTTAATATCATTTTGAAGACTGCTGTATGTCATTGCCATCTTTTTTTATCTCCTCGTCAGCTTTAATTTTAGTGCCATCTTCTTTTATTATTTCGTCAACTTTAAATTTAGTCCATACATGTCCTGCAAATGGATAAGTTCCATAGTGCGTTAAAGGACTTTGAAGATCAGCATATATCTTACCGCCTATTTTTTGCCATAATCTACAAAAAGCATAATCTTCACTTAAATATCTATTACTTTTTTCATCAATAATACAGTCAAAAAATGCATAACAATTTTTACTTGAATATCTAGCATTATTAATAATTTGATCGCTAGTATATTTAAGATTAGGATAAGCTTCTTTCATTTTATCAAAAACCTCTTTTTTTATACACATAAATCCAGTTGCTGCATCTAAAACTTCAGTAAATCCTTTTACTACTTTTATATTTNTAGGATTAGCAAAATTTAAATTATAACCATAAGCTTTTTGTTCTAAATTTATTGGATCCTCTTTTACAAAACCAGGAATACTTTTCCAATCAATAGATTTTCTAGGATATATTCCAGCGCACACATCATAATCTGATTGTATCAATCGAGTTACAGCTTCTCCATTAAATCCGATATCTGCATCTATAAACATTAAATGAGTAAAAGATTTATCATCTTTTTCACAATAATCTAAAAATTGACTTACTAATGTATTTCTAGCTCTAGTAACTAAACTTTCATTGCCCATTGTATTTAGATGAACTTTAAAATTATTTTTGGCAGCAAATTGAGTTAGACTTAATATTCCGTGTAAATATCCTTCTGATAAAAGACCGCCATAACAAGGTGTTGCGACCATAACACCAATTTTTTTTTCACTCATGTTATTACGATTGTAACATTTCCGAGTGCAGTTTGTAACAAATTTGTGTTAGCTATATACCAAGTTGTTGGTAAAGTAGCTACTCCTACATATAAAGGTTGACCTGATGTATTTTCAAAACCAGGAATTGCAGTAAATTGATTAGGAACTCCACCAGTAGAAGAACCAGCAACTCCTCCTCCAGTTCTTGCTGCTTTAGTAGCAGAAACATTAGCTTGAAGTCTTGCATTTTTTAAACTTTGAGCATCAGTAAAATATGTTAAATCTAATTGTGGTTGTTTAGGTTCCCACTCTGAACTATGAACTAACATACCTGTCCATTCATATAACATTTCTTGATAAGGAAATTTTAATCCTGATCTATCAGAAATTGCATAAGCATATTTTCCACCTGCAAATTTATTTGAAGGTGCTCTATGCGGTCTTGTAGAAGCAGGAATTCTTGGCATTATTGATAAAATCTATTAGCTGTAGCTGGTAAAATTCTAGTTGAAGGAGTATCATCTCCTGCAATTAATCTTTCAAAAGCTTGTTCATAATCTACTTGTAAAATTCCTTGAGTTGCAGCAGGTATACCTGGTCTTTTTTTAGAAAGATAATAAGCAAGTCCTGCACACATACATTCAAAAGCTCTAAAAGGTATATCAACATTTTGTTCTACTCCACTTACAGTTGAAGCTGTAATATCTTCAATTCTTCTCATTCGATAATATGTAATTGTATAAGATTGATCTGGTGCTGGATAAATTTTAAGAATAGGATTAATTAATTTTTGTAAATAATATTGTGTAGGTCTAGATTGAGTTGTTTTATTTGAAATAACAGCATAGTCATTAAGACCTAAACGTGTCATTGCATATTCAGCTCCATCTTCTATTTGAATATTAGCATTTATAATATCAACAGTATCACTATCTAAAGTGTAATCAGTAGTACCTTGAGTTACAGCTTGAGTTTTATATTCTACAGTCCATTGATTATAACCACGATTAGCCCAATCACTAAACATAATATTTAAACTACGTCTAGCTGATCGTACATCATAACCTAAAATAGGATCTCCTCCTAATCTATCATAGGCTTCTTGTATTACATCATTTACTGTTAAAGTAAAAGTTGAAGTTCCTGATAATGCCATATTCCTCCATTATGCATAAAAAGCTGTTACACCATTAATAGTTGCTACATTAGCTCCTGCAATTGAAGATGAAACTTGTATACTTGTACCAAATTTGATACCTTCTGCTGGTAAATTAAGTTGAACTGTTGAAGCTCCCGCAGCTGCATTACCTGTTTCAATTTCAAATACATCTGTTCCACCATCTTTCCATGTTAGAGTTCCAGCAACATCTGTAGGCTCAATAATAAAACCTTTTAATCTCATTGGTCCTCCAAATAAAGTAACAGTAGTGGCAACATTTGAAGATGTATTAGATAATCCTGCTTTATTTACACTAGCTGCAAATATATCTGATCCTGCCATAATTTCTCCTATATTAAATTATATTTTTTTAAGTCCTCATATAGTAAAGCAATTCTGTCATCATGAACAGTGCTTGGTTTTAAATATTCTGCTTGATAAGCTTTAGCTTGAGTAGTTCCTAAATCTAATCCTTGTTGATTTAAATTTATACTTTGAGCTTGTCCTACAGATTGACCACTATCTACTACTGTAGTTCCTTTTCCACTAAATGTGTCTATTACTTTTTCTATATTTTCTAATTTTTCTTCTAATGATTCTTCAGTATCTTTTTCTTTTTCTTTATCTTTTGTAGTAATAATTTCTTGAGTTTCTTCATCACTGGTTTTTTCGTCAGCTGTTTTAGTATCTGTATTTATTAATTCACCTGCTGCTAATACTGATTCTTGTGTAGATTTATCTTCTTCTTCTCCTGTATTTGAAAAATCTTTATCAGTTTCTTTATCATTAAAAACATTTTTTAAAGCATTAGCTTGTTTATATAAATAATCTAAATTTAATTCCATAATTCTCCTATAAAAGGAGGCCCGAAGGCCTCCTAAATTATAATTATGTTACGCTGTTATTCTGTACATACGATACTGTAACTACACCTTCACCAACAGTTCCATCGCCATCGGTTGCTGTAAACTGAGCAATTACATTAGCATCAGTTGTTCCTACATCTGCCAATGCGGGAATTGCTGCAGCAATTGGTCGTGTTCTTGCTATCGTTTTTGCAGTTGTTGCAGCAATCATTGCTGTTCCATTTGCAGTTGTTCCCACAGATAAAGTTGCAGCATTGGTATCGTCACCTGCGATGATGACATCCATTGTAACATCAGTTATTTGTGAGTTTGCCGGAATAACACCTACTGTAGTATTTGCACTTGCTCCGCTCAAAGTTATTGATTTTGATTGTGACATTTCTACAAAACCAACGTTCTTGATATCAGAACCTACAGTAGTTCCTGTTGTTTCTCTTATCGTTCCAGCTTTTACTGGACCCGAAAATGTTGTTGTTCCCATAAGTCTATCCTCCTTTTAA